TTCGAGCTTAGAGTATTCGTTACCACAGAAAAACCCCTGCTCGTACTGAATGCCGTCTGTATGCGTGTACCACACGCGGGCGTACCAAGACCATGCCGGCCCCGATTTATCCAAAGAGGCGTTAACCATCCAAGACCCAGAAATGCCTTTGAACATTTCGTAACCGTGGGCGACTTTGTCGGTGGTGATGAGTTTCATGATTGCGTTGTTTTGCCTTGTTTGATGTCTCAAAGATAGGCACAAAGATTAAACCACCAAACAAATAAGCAAGTTATTTTCTTCCTTATGCGAAAGCCGCCGCACAAAGGTCGAGGGTATTGGACGTCTGGAGCTGTACCGTACCGACCCATCCCGTGAGCAAATTATCGAAGCGAGCGGTGAACGGTTCGCAGTCGACAGGGAGCGAGATACGGACGTCACGGTCGACGTCGCTCTGTGCGCTCAAGACCTGGGCGTATTGGCTGACGATATCAATGAGGGTGCGCAGGGTATCCGAATACTGCTCCTGTGCGTCCGTCTGTCCGGGGAGTATCATATCCATAACGAGGATATCCAGCGAGTACGTCAGGATGCCCTTGTCGATGCTTGCGCCTGAGATGTCGGCGTAGCAGATGGGGTACTTGTTGCCGGCCAGCTTTTGAATGTCGACCTCTGACATCTCCCCTTCCTTGAAAGAGTTAATGAAGCGATGGTCGAGGGCGATGGTGCCCAGCTCGTCGATGATTTGGTTTACTGTTCTCATACGTTCAATTTTTGTTTTTCCAGAAGCGCCCGATCCTGCTCATAGGCGAGCCATGCGAGGGCCGTTTCGAGGTGAGTCCTTTCGACCTGCGGTAATTTAGTAATGTCCTCCCCTGCGAGATGAACGAACGTGGCGAACCATCCGTATTTCTCGGATAGCTTGGATCCTTCACCGCCTTGGAATAGCTGTCCAAAGCGTCGACTAATGCCCTCCCTGTACGCAAAAAAAAAGCGGCGGCACCTAATGCGTGCGCCATCTTCATCTCCCGGAAGAACTCCGAGCGGTCCTCTCCGTCGTAGTCGGCTATCCGATAGAACTCTCCGTGTTCCTCTACGATGGGACGGTACAGGATACCCATGACCTGGGGGAGGTGTTTGTCGAGGGAGTCCTTGCAAAGGGTTTCGATATCTGCGAACTCGGCCACCGTAATCCGTGAGAGGTTGGGGTGGAATCCGTAGCGTTGGTCCAGCTCGATGATACGCTCGACGGGGTACTTGTCGTCATACTTGTCGAGGATGCCACCGATAACACCCCCTATGTGCTGTATGTCTTTCTGTTCCATCGCCATGACCTGAGCGCGGTCCAGGTGGCAAAGGATGCAGATGGTACGGACGACCTGCTCCATCTCGTCCCCTTCGGGTATCGCTTGGATTTGGAGGTACTGGTCGACGGTGATGTCGTACAGGTCCTCGGGTATTGTGATGGTCTTCTTCACGCTATCAAATAGACGAAAGGTAGGGACATAAAAAAAGGCCCCGGAGGGCCTGTCTGTGGGATTGGGTTTCCCTTAGTGACGATGCACCGTCATGTGGTACTTGCCCCAATGGAAGGAGAAGCATCCGGAACCATCGAGGGCCGCAGCTTCCGCAACTGCACACCGGGCCTCCTTGGGAGTAAGGGCAGCGTAGCCATTGTGCTTAGTGAGACCAACCAGCTGCATCTCTGCGCCGTTTGCGGTCAGGAAGTTGCTCACCGTTTGGGGAGCGGAATCACCGTACTGCGTGGTGATGAAGAAGGAGGAGGACTGGGCCATCACTCAGGGAGCTTCGGGGATGGGGATGGTGGGTTAGACTCCTTCCCTGTCCGAAGACATAGCAAATATACAACAATGTTTTGCATATCCAAACATCTACACAAAAAAAGTTTGTGTTCACGCTAAGAAGTAAGAACCAGACCGGGACGTGGTGAGCAGGTTGAGACAGACGTAACGGACCGCATCGATGCCGTGGTTGTCCTTATCGACCGGCCTGTTGAGGTTGCGCCCGTTCTTGTCCTGCTCCCATCGGTACGCCCGGAGTTCCTTCTGTAGGTGTGTACTCTCGGCGGTAACCAGCAGCTTGTGTCTTCTCATTATGTCGATTCCCTGACGGATCGAATCCGGTCCCTTGCGGGCGGGCTTGACGTTATGCCCCAGCCTGAACAGCTCCTCGATACTCTTCGGCTCGGCTGAGTCTGCGATGATGGTCTCGACATCCAGTTTGTCGAGTTCCTCCCCGATGTCCGGGTTCGTGAGTCCTGTCGAGTACAGGCGCTCGTGAAGTATGAGCGTATGCCCATCGAGGTAGACATCGATTACGGCTGTCGGGTCGTTGGTGAATCCAAAGTCGAGGCCCGTCCCTATGCGCTTCCCGGCTATCTCTCCAATCTCCCAAGTAAAGACGGCCGCCTGGTTGACGCCTCTCTCTCCGAGTCCGTAGATGCGCCAGTAATTCGGGTCGGCTTCCTTTAGGCGTTCAATCTCCTGAACCGTGGCCTTGTCGAGGTAGGGGTTGTCCTTGTATGTGGTGCGGAAGAAGGAGGCATCGTCGCGGGGTATGACGTCCTCGTAAATCCAATGATACTCATCGGAGGGGTTGAAGTCTATCAGTACCTTCTTTGTGGTCCGGAGTAGGAGCTGCCTCCAGTCTTCGAGACTGAGCTCATTCGCCTCGTTGATGAAGAGCACCTGTCGCTTCCTACCTCGGACCTTCTGCGGCTGGTCTACGCTGATAAACTCCACGAGGTTGCCGAAGAGGATGTAGTTCGCTTCGCTCTTGTTGTGGAAGTCAGGGTTGTAGATGTCTTCCCTTTCGAGGATTTCGAAGAAGTCCCTCATGGCCGTCGCCCTCAGTGCGGGGAATGTCTTGCGGGCTATGGTGATAACCGCCCCGGCGTTCTCGTTCTCGTAACAGAGCTCTACGATACTCTGAAGGATACTGTACGTCTTCCCCGATCGCGTCCCGCCTTGGTGGATTTGTATTCGGGTGTCGCACCCTTTGACGTGGTAGTAGGTGGCGGGCTGTTTCACAGGCTATCGAGGAACGCCGTGTGACTGTCGTAATACGTCCACCCTCCCTTGGTGTATCCCTTAGAATAATGGTGATAGACGTACCCGTTAATCTTGTAGCAGCCGGGACTCGCAACCGTGTAGGCGATACCGCGCTCCCGAAGCAATCCTTCCAGGACCTCTTTAGAGTGGCGGCGATATAGCTTGTCCGCCTTGCTCACGACACGTCCGATGTTGCTTCGGTAAACCACGAGAGCGGCTTCTTCTCTGCCACGGCTATCTCTTGACGCTCGACGTACCCGCGCTCCTTGCCCTTGGTCTTCAGGTAGAAGATGGTGGCGGCAGGGTTGCCGGAGTCTATCAGCTTGTGAAGTTTGCTCTCGGCGAAATCAAGGGCCACGTCGCCCAGCTCCTCGACAGCGGCCTTGTACTCCTCGTCCTCCATCCAGTTGTAATGCGTCTGTCGGGCGATGCCTACCACCTTACACGCTGAGGTAACAATTCCCAGAGACTTCTCCAGGGCTTGGATCATCGCTTTTTTTTGTGCGTCCATCTTTGTCTAATGTCGGGGGTCATATCCTGCGTCGTCCTTACCTGCGAAGACGGGCGTGATTGTCATGTCATACACGACCTCTTTGTACTTGGAGGCTATGCTACTACTTGCCGGTGTTCTTATGTGTCGGGAGAGCATCATCTGTGCGGCTTGCCTGCTGGAGACGTACCACACCTCTCTCTCGTCGTATTCGGGACAGGTAAAGACAGCCTTGTAGATTTCAGCCATACAGTGCCAAATATAGCAGGAGCGCGAAGATACCGAGGTAACCGTAGAAGGTGGCGCGGTAAGCGTAGTCGTTCATAGGTCGAGTTTATTCTTGTAGTGCTGGATGATGCGCTCTGTCTCGTGGCGATAGAACTCTTTGAATGTCCCTTGTTCTTCTATCTTCCAAACTTTGAAGAGTACGTTCCGGAGGCGTTGGCTTTGGCTCTTGGGTTCATCGTACAGGTCGAGCTCCACCGCGTCCAGCTCGTCGATTTCATCTTGGTTGATCTTCTCCTGTCCTCGGAAGTACACGATGCCAAAGGCGTCTACCATGCTGTCGATATCGGCTATCTCTCCGCTGGTCTTCTCTTGGGTGATAAACCGAAGCGAGACCGTCTTGTCTTTCCTGCGTTGGTATCCGTCCAACTGTGCTGCGGTGAGAATCTTCAAAACAGTTTCGGTTGCTTATTGGGGTCGTGGTAGGTCTCAAATTTAGCTGTTCGGATGATTTGTCCGTCCGGCCTGCGCTCCTCGTATCCTGTCTCCAGGTACTTCCTCCCGTCCCTCTCGACAATGTTCTGATATATCACCTGCTTACTCATGGAGGGCTTTAAATATCTGATACGCTACCTGTGGCACGATGGCGTTTCCGTATGCCTTTATTGACTCTCTTCGCCACTTTGGAAAGGTGATGCCGTCCAACCTTTTGGGAAGCCCATCATCTCCTCCACAAATTGGGGCGACAGTTGGGAAGTCTTGCCAGCCTTCGGGTCGTGCATTGCGTGGGCTAGTGTGTCTCTTTGTCGCTTTGGGTCTTTGCGTTTTACACCTCCTTTGTGGTCGTTGGCTAATGGCGTTGGAAGCATCTGCGCCGCTGCTCTGTCCTTTAACGTCAAACTGTAGCCCAGCGCGTTCGCTTTGCCGTCTTTGGGTTTCCTCGCTCCTCCTCCGTTCCCGTCCCATGCCACCGGCGTTGGTAGCCACGATCCAAACTCTTTCCCGGCGGTGCGGCGCGTTGACGCCTGCAGCAGGAAGTACGACCGGAAAGACTTCGTAGCCTTCACCTTCCAAGTCAGAACACACCGTGTCGAGAACCAGCCCGTCATTCCAACTAATGAGGCCGCGAACGTTCTCCGCCACGACGTAGGTGGGGCGAGCTTCTCGAATGATTCTAAACATCTCCGGCCAGAGATATCTATCGTCGGATGTCCCGGCCCGCTTTCCTGCTGCCGAAAAAGGCTGGCAGGGGAAGCCACCCGAAAGGACTCGTATACGTCCTCGAAACGGAGTTGCGTCAAAGGCT